CGGCCTGTACGACGTGGGGTGTGTTCTATGCGCCCGATGAGAACGGAGTTGAGCAAGCAAATATTATTCTGCTCAATGCGTTTAGGGACAGGATGGAGTTTCCTACGTTGAAACGCGTAGCAGTAGAACAATACGAGGAGTGGGAGCCGGACTCGCTCATTGTAGAGAAAAAAGCTTCCGGGGCACCGCTGATATACGAGATGCGGGCGATGGGTATACCAGTGCAGGAGTTCACTCCTACCAAGGGTAACGACAAGATTACGAGATTGAACGCAGTTTCTGATTTGTTTGCCTCGGGTATGGTGTGGGCACCCAACAGAAGCTGGGCAGAAGAGGTTATTGATGAGGTCGCAGCATTCCCAGCAGGGGAACATGACGACTACGTGGACTCCGTATCATTGGCGTTGATGCGGTATAGAAAAGGCGGATTCGTAAGGTTGCCCTCAGATGAAGAAGACGAGGTGCAATACTTCAAGCAACGTAGAGGCGGGTACTACTGATGGCTATTGAGAAAGGTTTATACACAACCCCAGAAGGTTTGGCGGTTGAAGAAGAAGCAGAAATGGAAATCGAGATTGTTAACCCTGACATGGTGACAATGGACGATGGTAGCGTTGAGATTACTCTAGTACCTGAAACAGGTATGGAAGAAGCGGCTGGTGCGCCGTTTGACGCTAACCTTGCAGAATACTTAGAAGATGGACAGTTGACAGAGATCGCCTCAGAGCTTATAGATTATGTCGAGACCGACACATCTAGCCGTAAAGAGTGGGCAGATACCTTTGTTAAAGGGCTAGATGTGCTCGGTTTCAAATACGAAAAGCGTGTCGAGCCTTGGGAAGACGCCTGTGGTGTCTATTCCAATGTCCTAGCCGAAGCCGCTATCCGCTTCCAAGCTGAAGCGATGAGTGAAACTTTCCCCGCCGCTGGCCCTGTCAAGACCAAGGTACTTGGAGAGATAACCAAGGAGAAGGAAGACGCCGCCCTCCGAGTCAAGACGGACATGAACTACGAACTTACCGATGTCATGGTCGAATACCGTCCTGAACACGAAAGGTTACTCTATTCCCTTGGTCTTGCAGGGTCTGCGTTTAAGAAAGTCTACTTTGATCCCAATCTTGGCAGACAAGTTGCTATGTATATCCCTGCCGAGGACATGATTGTCCCCTATGGCGCGTCAAACATAGAGACAGCCGAGCGTGTTACCCATGTAATGCGTAAAACCAAGAACGAACTCGTTAAATTGCAGGTTGCTGGCTTCTATAGAGAAGTTGAACTAGGCGATCCTACCTCCTATCACACCGATATAGAGGAGAAAAAAGCACAGGAAGGGGGGTACACCCTCAACGACGACGACCGTTACACGCTCTTAGAAGTCCATGCAGACCTCATATTAGACGATGTTGACCAAGAAGAAGGCCCGTTTCAGGTAGCAAAACCCTACATTGTTACGATAGAGCAGGGCACCAGCACCGTTTTATCTATCCGCCGTAACTGGAACCCCGAAGACCCGTTGATGCTCAAGCGTCAACATTTTGTCCACTACTCTTATGTACCGGGTTTTGGCTTCTATGGTCTTGGTTTAATTCACATTATTGGTGGTTATGCTAGGGCTGGCACTTCTCTTATACGTCAACTAGTTGACGCGGGTACTTTGTCGAACCTACCGGGGGGCTTGAAGTCCCGTGGGCTGCGGGTTAAGGGCGATGACACCCCCATTAGCCCCGGCGAGTTTCGCGATGTAGACGTGCCTAGTGGCAGTATAAAAGACAATTTAATGACGCTTCCTTACAAGGAGCCTAGTCAGACACTTCTTGCATTATTGAAGCAGATCACTGAAGAAGGCCGACGTTTAGGGGCGATCAGTGATATGAACATTTCTGACATGAGCGCCAACGCGCCTGTCGGAACAACCCTTGCTCTGTTGGAGCGCACTCTCAAGCCGATGGCTGCGGTCCAAGCCCGTGTCCACTACTCGATGAAACAGGAGTTCAAACTTCTGCGAGGCATCATCGCTGAGTATGCGCCCGATGAGTATATGTACATGCCTGACCGTGGAGAACCCCGTGCCCGCCGCATGGACTACGACATGGTGGAAGTAATTCCTGTCAGCGATCCCAACAACAGTACGATGGCACAACGAGTTGTGCAGTATCAGACTGTGTTGCAGATGGCACAGGCTACCCCACAGATATACGACCTGCCCCAGCTACATCGGCAGATGATCGAAGTTCTGGGTATTAAGAACGCAGATAAGCTTGTACCTACTAAAGATGATATTAAACCGTCTGACCCAGTTAGTGAGAACATGGCGATACTTGTGGGTAAACCAGTCAAAGCCTTTATATATCAAGACCATGACGCGCACATTGCTACACACCAAGCGTTCTTACAAGACCCGCAGATTGCGGCGTTTATCGGGCAGAACCCCGCTGCACAGCAGCAGGTAGCAGCACTGCAAGCGCACATAGCAGAACACGTAGCGTTTAGTTATAGACAGCAAATGGAAGCAAAAGTGGGTGTTCCTCTTCCTGCACCAGATGCGGAGCTTCCAGAAGAGACTGAAGTGGAGTTGGCGAGCCTACTGGCGCAAGCCGGGCAGCAGCTTACACAACAGAAGCAACAAGCTGCCGCACAACAAGCTGCACAGCAGAAGGCTCAAGACCCGATTATCCAGATGCAACAGCAAGAATTGCAGCTTAAAGCTGCCGAACAACAGCGCAAAGCACAGAAAGATCAGGCAGATGCAGCACTTGACGCTGCAAAACTCCAGCTTGATAAGCAGAAAGCAGACAATACCGCCACTATTGAGGCTGCACGTGTTGCTTCTCAGACAGCTCAAGCTAATGCAAGACAAGACTTGGATGAGGCCAAAGCCATATTAGACCTCGCCAAAGCACGACAAACGCCTCCTAGGAGACAGTAAATAATGGCAAAAACCGTCTTTGACGTACTTGATGACAAACTTGCTGAGTTACAGCAAAGCCAAGAAGAATTTCTTACTAGCGGGGGTGCAAAAGACTTCCCCTCCTATAGGGAATCGTGTGGGGCAATCCGAGGTCTAGCCGCCGCACGCAGAGAAGTACAAGACCTTTCGCGCAATCATTTGGAAGACGAAGATGACTGAAGTGGCAAAGCTTACCCCGCTGGAAGAAAAGCGGCGCAAACAGATAGAAGAGAAAGAGCAGGCAGAAGTGGTGTTGGACGCGCACGTCCCTAAACCCGTGGGATACCGCGTGCTTATTGCCCTCCCTACGATAGAAGACACGTTTGAAGGTGGTATCGCTAAGGCCAGCTCAACCATTAGAGAAGAGACTATCCTGACTATGGTGGGGGTGGTGCTCGATATGGGTGACCAAGCCTATAACGACAAAGAGCGGTTTCCTTCTGGCCCGTGGTGTAAAGAGGGAGACTTTGTAATGTTCCGTGCTAACACAGGCACGCGCTTTAAAGTAGGCAACGAGGAGTACCGTTTGATGAACGATGACTCTATCGAGGCTGTCATTGACGATCCGAGTAAATTAACTCGCGCATAAGGACTAGACCATGCCAATACAACAAGTTGAGTTTGAGTTCCCTGATCCTGATAAGGAGGAGAACTTACAAGAAGTGGAAGTACCCCAAGAAGAGCCGGAAGCCGCAGAAATAGAGGTCGAAGGAGTCGAAGGGCGTGAAACTATAGAAAAACCTGCCGCCAAAGAAAAAGTAATAAAGGCAGGGGAAGTAGAAATTGAAGTGGTGGACGACGTACCCCCGGAAGACCGTGGGCGTAAACCCTCAGAACCTCCTGAAGAAGTTACTAATGAAGAGCTTGAGAACTATTCGGAGAAAGTTAAGAACCGGATCAAGCACTTTAGTAAGGGCTACCACGACGAACGTAGGGCTAAAGAAGCCGCAGAGCGTGAACGTGAAGCTCTTGAGCAGTATGCTAGAAAATTAGTTGATGAAAATCAACAACTTAAGACCAAAACAGACCAAAGTCATAATGCGTTAATAGAGTCTGCTAAGAAACAAGTTGCGTCTGAATTGGCTGTAGCAACACAAGCTTATAGGAAGGCTTACGAGGCTGGAGAAACTGATGCGATTGTGGAAGCACAGCAAGCCCTAAACATAGCGCAAATTCGTGTTGATAAAGTAAATAATTTAAAACCCAAAGCTGTTACTGATACTAACGTAGATACAGCTTTACAACCCGAACAAAATACTGTTCAATCACAACAACTTGCGCCTGAACCGCAACCACAGCGAGATGAAAAAGCATCTGCTTGGGCAGATGAAAATACTTGGTTTGGTGATGGGCCAGAAGGTAACCCCGAAATGACTTCGTTTGCTTTTGGGGTGCATACGAAATTAGTTAATGAGGGTGTAGACCCTCGATCTGATGAATACTACGAGAAGATAAATTCTCGTATGCGACAAGTATTCCCCGATCAATTCGACGATGGAATCGAAGACGAACCAGAGGTAACACCCAAGCAAAAACCTAGCAATGTGGTGGCTCCCGCAACGCGGAGCACAGCGCCTAAGAAAATTAGGCTTACGCCGTCACAAATAGCTATTGCGAAAAAACTTGGGGTTCCGTTGGAAATTTACGCCAAACAGGCTGCTGAATTAGCGAGGAAACAAAATGTCTAAACAGAGACAAAATAGGGAATTCGAGACTAGAGAAAAAACTATCCGTAAGCAGGCGTGGAAAAGGCCAACAGTGTTGCCTGATCCTACTCCGCAAGATGGGTATACGTTTCACTGGGTTCGTGTGAGCACTATGGGTCAACCTGATTCGACTAATGTTTCTTCTAAATTACGTGAAGGCTGGGAGCCTGTACGTGCAGAGGATCACCCCGAAATCTTTAGCGATGCCGTTGCTGACGCACGGTTCAAAGATAACGTCATCGTAGGTGGTCTAATGTTATGTAAAGCTCCCGACGAGCTTGTCCAAGAGCGAACTGAGTATTACGACCAATTAACGGAATCTCAGATGAACTCCGTGGACAATAACCTCATGCGCGAGAATGATCCTCGTATGCCTATATTTAATGATAGGAAATCGAAGGTTACTTTCGGCAGAGGAAACTAACTTTATTTTAGGAGTGTTTTATCATGGCTTATCCAACAGTCAGTGCACCCTACGGTTTTCACCCAGTTAACCGTGTAGACGGTATGCCTTATGCAGGACAGACTCGCCTTATTCCTATTGCGAGCACCTACAATACGGCTATTTTCTACGGTGATCTGATTAAAATCGTAACGGCAGGCACATGTGAGAAATTCACTGGCACTACTACTGGCTCCCCTGCGGGTGTCTTTGTAGGTGTCCAGTACGTCAATGCTGAAAGTCAGTTCACACCGGCTCAGTATTACCCCGGCACTAGCGTCACTGAAGCTTATGCCGTTGTAGTTGACGACCCAATGGCGGCGTTTAAAGTAGCTGTAACGGACAATGCTAGCGCTATGTCTTCCGCAGCCCGTGCCGCCGTGGCATCAAACATGTCTGTAATACAAGGCACTGGAGACACCGCTACTGGTAACTCTGCTGTGTCCGTACTCGCAGGTTCGGAGAACACAACTGCTGCTCTTCCTATCCGAGTAATTGATGTTGTTGCAGAAACTTCAACCGCTGCTGATACTTATGTTGAGCTGATCGTTAAGATCAACCTGCATCAGTACACCAACACAACTGGCGTATAAGGAGGCTGACTAATGGCTATTTCAAGAGCGCAACTCCTTAAGGAGCTACTACCGGGCCTAAACGCCCTATTTGGTCTCGAATACGCTAAGTATGGTGATGAGGCTGCTGAAATCTTCGAGACTGAATCTTCGGAACGGTCTTTCGAGGAAGAAACCAAGTTGTCCGGTTTCAGTGCTGCACCTGTTAAAGGTGAGGGTTCTGCAATCTCTTATGACAACGCGCAAGAAGCTTGGACTGCTCGTTACACACACGAGACAGTCGCTATGGGCTTTTCGCTGACTGAGGAAGCAATCGAAGATAACCTCTACGATTCTCTCTCTTCTCGCTATACAAAGGCACTTGCCCGCGCTATGGCGTACACCAAGCAAACCAAAGGCGCTGCTATTCTTAACAACGCTTTTGCTGCCGGTACTACATATGGTGATGGACAGACTCTCTGTTCCACTGCTCACCCTCTAGTATCTGGTGGTACTAACTCAAACCGTCCTGCTGTTGCGGCTGACCTTAACGAAGCTTCTCTTGAAGCGGCTGTTATCCAGATCGCTGGTTGGACTGATGAGCGTGGTCTGCTTATCGCAGCTAAGCCTTCTAAGCTGGTTATCCCACCTGCGTTGCAATTCGTTGCTACTCGCCTGTTGGATTCCGAGCTTCGTCCGGCTACAGCGGATAACGACATCAATGCCATGAACAACAACGGTACAATTCCGGGTGGTTACACAGTTAACAACTACCTGACTGATACCAATGCTTGGTTCTTGATGACTGACATCCCGAATGGCCTGAAGCACTTTGTCCGTTCTCCAATGCAAACCAGCATGGACGCAGACTTTGACACAGGCAACAGTCGATATAAGGCTCGTGAGCGATACAGCTTCGGCGTATCTGACCCACTGGGCATCTTCGGTTCACCCGGCGCTTAATAAGCAAAAGGTAGATGTGGGTAGATTGGGGGCTTCGGCCCCCTTTCTTTTATTTGTACAAAACTAGTTTACGTGATATATACTAGAGTATACCGAGGTCATTCGGTGTATCTGACAGTCTCGGCTGACGACATGCAGACAGATACACCCCACAAATTAACTCGCATGTGAGGAATTAAAATGGGTACCACTACCTTTTCTGGCCCCGTCAAAGCGGGCACTATTTCAAATACTACCGGGACAACTCTCGGTGAAGACGTGAAAAACACGGGCCAAGTAACTATGGCTCAGACTTTTTCCACCGGAACTGCGCTTGCGGATGGAGCTTCTGCTGCGAATGACACTACTGTGGTTATTCCTGCTAACTCTCAAATTGTTGACATTGTAATAGACTGCCCTACAGCTATGGCGGGTGCTACAGCAGTGTTGAGCGTGGGAGATACTGTCGGTGGCAACGCTACGTTTATCAATACTTTTTCTATCACAGCCGCTTCTGGGGCAGGTCGAAAGTACCCTACAACTGAAGCTGGTGGTGCCCTTTCTTGGGCCGACATTGGGACTGCGGATAAAAAGCTGACTTGGACTACCACCGGAGCTACTACTGGCGGCGAAATCAGAGTAACTGTTCTGTATCAACAAAACATTAATCTCGCCTAAATTGGGTTATTAACCTTTAAACTAGGAGATTTAAATGGCTGATACAGTAACGACTCAAATAATCCAAGACGGCGCACGTCAAGCGATCATTAAAGTCAACACTGCTGTGGGTAACACCGATGTAGTAACGTCTACGATGGTGGATGTGTCTACGTTGAGTGCAGACCCTGTTAGCAGGAGAGCCTGCACTGGCGTTGTTTTGGCAAAACTTGTGTATGTAGGTGTTGGAGTGGGGGTCAAACTAGAATGGGATGCTACGGCTAACACCCTTATTTTTGATCTACCAGTAAATTGGACGGAAGAGTACGATTTCTCTGACTTTACCGGAATACCCAACAACTCTGGTGCCGGTAAGACAGGGGACATAGTAGCGACTACTGTATCTCCTAGTGCTGGTGATACTTACTCTTTTATATTTACTTTAAATAAGCAATATGGCTAAACAAGTAGATAAAAAGAAGATGGCTTGTAATAAGCCTCGCCGTACTCCTTCTCATCCCAAGAAGTCTCATATCGTCAAGGCTTGTGAGGGTGGGAAGGAAAAGATCATTCGTTTTGGACAGCAGGGTAAGAAGGTCGGAACCGTTTCGGGTACGGCTGGGAAGCCCAAGAAAGGCGAGTCCGCACGGATGAAGGCGAAGCGCAAGTCATTTAAGGCCCGCCACGGCAAGAATATTGCCAAGGGCAAGATGAGCGCAGCTTATTGGGCTGATAAGGTAAAATGGTAGTAAAAACAAGGACTTAGCTATGGAAGACTCAAAGTATTTCGGACATATGGGCGATTGTGCCCTTAACGATGACGGCCCATGCACTTGTGGCACGGAAGAAGAGCTTGCATGGATTGCGCGTGAAGAGGATGGCCCAACCGAGGAAGATTATGAATAATGCCAAGCAAGAGCAAGAAAGTGGTACTGAAACCGAGTAAGGGCGAAAAGCTGGGCATTAAACTACTTCAAGCTGTGAAAGAAATGAAAGCAGGTAAGAAAGATGCCAAGCAAG